AGATGACTTCTGCCCTCGGCTTCAACTGGATGATGGATCAGACGGTCCTCATTCACACGACCTCCACGTGGTCGGGTACGAAGACGGTGAACGGAGCCGATCAGACTGGGACGGACATCACCATCAATGCACTGACTGGCGGTGCCAATGTTGGCGACATTATCACCTTCGCGGGTGTGAACGCAGTCAACCGCATCACCAAGGAGGACACTGGAGAGCTGGCGCAGTTCGTTGTTACAGCGGCAGCGACAACTGGGGCAACTTCCCTCTCGATCTATCCGGCGATCATCCCGCCGGGGGCGGGCGGTGCCAAGGTGCAGTACCAGACAGTCACAGCCTCGCCAGCAAACTCTGCAGCCATCGTCTTTGCTGCCGGTTCGGCCGAAGCCTTCCGTGGCAACTTTGCGTTCCACAAGGACGCGGTAACGATTGCCACGGCGGATTTGGAACTTCCGGGCGGCGTTTGGGAAGCTGCGAGAGAGAACTTCGACGGAGTGGCTATGCGGTCGGTCACGGCGTATCAGATCGGCACGGATAGGACTATCACCCGTCTCGATGTGCTCTTCGGCTACCTCTGGATCCGGCCGGAGTGGGCTGTTTGGGTTGCCGACGCGGTGTAAACGGGAGGGGGAGCTTCGGCTCCCCCACTTCTAGGGACGTAACTCATGCCGAGCAAGACTCCAAAGCAGAAGCACATGATGGCCGCAGCGGCGCATAATCCTGCCTTCGCTAAGAAGATGGGCGTTCCGATGAAGGTGGCTAGGGAGTTTAACAAGGCTGACAAGAAGTCAGCCTCATCGAAAGGAAAGAGAAAATGACCAACATTCATCCCCGCTATGCGAAGATGACTTTCCCACCCTACGCCTTTAAGGAGTACCCGAAATGGGTCACAACGGCGGCTGGTGAAAGCAAGCTCTGCGCGAATCGGGCGGAGGAAATTCGCCTCGCCACGAATGAGGGCATTGCCTTGTCGGCGGATCAGCAGAAAGAAGCTGATTACATCAAGGTGCTGAAGGAACAGAACGAAGCGATGGAAGCCATGCGGGCGGAAATCGAGGCGCTGAAGACAGCAAAGCCAACAGTGACGGTGCATAAGGATCTACCTGGAGATGCACCGATGGCTCCTTCGGATGTGCCTCTGACTCCTGCGGGCAAGCCGGTGCAGCCCTCGAAGATCGCCTTCAAGGCATAAGGGGGCTCTCCTCGCCTAAGGAACTCTTCTCTTGACCACACCACTCGACATTATTACACTCGCTCTCAAGGACATTGGGGTCCTCGGTGCAGGCCAGACGGCCCTCGCTGAGGACTCGAATGATGCCTTTGTGAAGTTGAACTGGATGATGGCGCAGTGGAGTCGGAAGCGGTGGCTCGTCTACGTGCTTGACACGATGAAGACTCTAAGTACTGGTGCTACCCGCTACACGATCGGCCCGACTGGGGACTTCCTTCTCACCGAGAGGCCCGATAAGATTGAGTCCGCCTTCGTGCGTCATCTCGCCGGATTAGGGGATTTCGATGATGATGACTTCGGGGACGCCTTCAACACAGGTGCCTCTCGGCAAACAGAGTCCGAGCTTCGTATTATTGACTCGAGAGAGCTTTACAACTCTATCGGAATGAAGCGCATGGGCGGAACCCCCGAGGTGCTCTTTTACGATACGGAGTACCCCCTCGGCTACGTCTACATCTGGCCACGGCCGCTAGAGGATGAGTATACCATTCATCTCTCCTACAAGAAGCCGCTCACGCAGTTTGCTACCCTTGTCGAAGATCTTGCTCTTCCGCCAGAGTATAAAATGGCGATTGAGTACAATCTCGCAGCCCGACTTGCCCCCGGCTATGGCAAGGCGCTTGATCCGGCACTCGTTGTGTTTGCGAAGGATAGTCTTGAGACCATTCGTGGTGCAAACTCTCAGGTTCCAGAGCTTAGTATGCCGGGAGGGATACCGCGTTCTGGACGTTTCAACATCTACCAAGGAGAATAAGCTATGGCTCTCGGTGCAAATCAAATCCTCCCCGGCTATCGCCTCGTTGATGGTGGGAAAGTCCAAGAGGTCATTGACCACGTGGTCGATCTGGACACGCTCACGTCGGCAATGAGTACAACGGAACTTGGCTATCTCAACGGTATAACGAAGGGTACTGGCGAAGCCAGCAAGGCACTTGTGCTCTCTGCCGGTGAGGATCTTCGCCTTCCAGCGACGGGCGTATTTGCTACTGGTATTCACCTGAAGTCGCAGGCTGTGCCCACGGCAGAGACAGTGACCTCGGTCCTTACGGCAGCGGAAATCCTTACAGGGATTATCACTACCACTGGCGTGACTGGGCCGTCAGAGCACCAGTTGCCTACGGGAACGGCACTTGCGGCGGCGCTAGCCACGATTGCTGTGGGCGACGCCTTTGACTTCGTGGTTATCAACACCGGCACGGGCGCCGCCGATGACGCAACCCTCACGGTGAACACGGGCGTTACCATCGTGGGGAATCCCACTGTCGGCGCCCTCACCGATGCGACGATCATCTCCGGCTCCGGCACCTTCCGTGCGCGGTACTCGGCTGCAAACACCTTTGTCGTGTATCGGATCGCGTAAGGGGTTTTCTCCATGGCCACTCTAAATGTTACGGAATACTCTGATGCTAATCGACAGAGTGGCCATGCTTTAGCCGTTCCCCTTTGTGACAGTCGTATGGACTTTAATCATGTTACATTTACGGCGACTGCTGTACAAAGTACAGCCTTCGGAGCCACTACGCGAATCATCCGTATCTATGCAACGGTAGCTTGCTACTACAAGATTGGTCCTAGCCCGCAAGTAGCGACGACAGATCATACGTATCTTCCAGCTTCGAGCATTGAACGGTTGGGGGTTCAGCCTGGGGATGTAATTAGCGTCGTAGCGGCCTAGCGCGGCGCAGAGGGAAAAGGAGACTGCTTATGGCTGTTATCTATGCCGCTGGTTTGCGGACTACACAGATGCAAGATGTCGTGGATGCCATTGGCACAACCGGCAAACTTGAAATTGGCACGACTGCGATGGGAACTGTCCTAGCAACACTCTCTCTTGCTAACCCGGCTGGTTCGGTCTCTGGAGATATCCTCACTCTCACGATGCCTCAGTCTGATACTTCAGCGGATGCCACAGGGACTGCTGCGGCAGCGAGGATCAGAACTGGCGCTGATGCTGATGTGGTGACAGGGCTGACGGTGGGCACCGGCAGCGAGAACGTCGTGCTCGACTCGGTATCGATCACCGCCGGCCAGACCGTGACTATCAACTCGGCTACGATCACACGTAACTCCACGGGCTAGTTGATGGCTAAGGTTCTCACTAGCATCACCGTCGATGCGCCGACAGGCGCCATAACACCGGCAGTTGATGATACCTTCGCGTTCACCGGAACGCCAGGATTCACCGGCTCGGGCGGCGTGCAGCGGTATGATTTCAAATGGGAGGTAGATGACGGCGGCGGCTATGTCACGATCGGCGCGGCCGGCACTGGGCTGATTACCGCCGACACCAATCCTCTCGTCAATGCCAATTCGCAGACAGCGAATTCAATCACCGTCACCTGCGACGAGGCCGGCTCCTATACCATCCGCATGGTCGGGGCTCCGACGACGGGCGGCAGTTACACTGTCGTCTCCGATACCCGCGACGTGACTGTTTCCGCTGCGGCCATCACGGGAGATCTTGCGGCGATTGATGGGGCTGACACCGCTGCGGCAAGTGGTGATGTGCTTGTTCAAGGTACGATGGCTGCTACTGATGCAGCAGATACCGCTGCCGTAGCAGGCGATGTGCTGGTGCAGGGCGACCTAACAGCCACCGATGGCGCTGATACTTTTGCTGCGACTGGGACTGTAGGTGCTGCTACTATCACAGGAGACCTCGCAGTCACAGACGGTGCTGATACGGCTGCCCTTACTGGAGATGTTCTTGTTCAAGGAGCCCTCGCTGCGACCGATGGCGCCGATGTTGTTTCCTTTGCTGGAAAAGTAGTTGTTCAAGGAGATTTTAGCGTTTTTGATGGCGCAGACGACTGTAGCGTCTTAGGTAAAGTGTTGATCTCTGGAACTTTAGCTGCTGTAGATGGTGCGGACACAGCTCTAATGCAGCAGCTCATCGTTGCTCGTGCAATGGATGATATGCTGGCTTTGCAGTTGCAGTTATAAGGAGATAAAAATGATCTTTTTCTTGCGAAGGCTTGCCTGAGTGCCCTTATGGCAAAGGTGGACCTCTTGGGCGGTGCTTATACTGCCCGCAGTCTAATTGCTGATGCGCAGCGATGCGTGAATCTCTACCCGGAGAAGAATGCGGAGGGGAGTGCTGCTCCCTTCACGCATCACCTAACTCCGGGCCTTGTAACTGTGGCTACAGCACCGACCTTGGCTCCTTGCCGAGGGCTCTACTTCACTACGCAGGGTGAGCTTTACGGAGTTTACGGCAGCTACTTCTACCACATCTCTGACACTTGGGTCTTCACCCAGCTCACAGTCCTGACTTCCCGCCTTCATCCCGTCTCCATGAGAGACAATGGAATTGAGCTGATGCTGGTCGATGGTACTCCGAAGGGGTATGTGGTAAATCTTGCGACAAGAGTTTTGACAGAAATCTCCAACCCAGCCTTCTACGGCGCAGATCGAGTTGATGTTCTTGACAATTTCTTCATCCTCAATAAACCGAACTCCCCCATCTTCTACATCTCTGAGAATTTGACCTCTTCCTTCAATGCTCTTGACTTTGCATCGAAGACCGGGCGGGCCGATCCACTCCAAGCAGCTATCGTGATCCATCGGGAACTCTGGCTGATAGGAACGCAGACGACGGAGATCTGGTACAACTCCGGTGCTGCTGCTTTCCCCTTTGAGAGGATCAGCGGGGCTTTCATCTCCTCTGGAGCTATTGCACGCTACTCTATTGCGAAGATCGGAATTGCCGTCTTTTTCCTCTCACAGGATGAAGAAGGCCGGGCGATTGTCGCGCGGGGGCGCGCGTATACCATCGAGCGAGTCTCGACCCGTGCCATTGAGGCGGAGCTTGCCTCCTATACTAAGGTCGATGATGCGATTGGCATGACATATCAGATTCTCGGCCACAACTTCTACAAACTCTCTTTCCCGGTAGCGCAGAAAACTTGGGTCTATGATGAGACCGAGGGCCTTTGGCATGAGGAACTCTGGATTGATGAGAATGGAGACGAGTTCCGGGACCGCGCTAACGCTGTTGTGAATGCCTTCGGCAAGCACTACGTTGGCGATCGGCAGAACGGGAAGATCTACCGTCTCGACGAGAAGTCCTTCACGCACGATGGCTCCCCTATTGTTCGCATTCGCTCGATGCCACACCTTGTTGCCGATGGGAAGAGGATTACCTACCCACGATTTGTGGCGAACATGGATACGGGAAACAATCTCAGTACTGACACGAGCCTTTTAACCCTTCGCTGGAGCGATACAAGAGGGCACTCTTGGGGCGAGGGCCTTACGCAGAGTCTTGGCTTGACGGGAGAGTATGGTGTGACCCCGGCGTGGCACCGCTTGGGGGAGGCCCGTGACCGTGTATTCGAGCTTCGCTGGAGCGGTGATCTCTTCACTGCGTTGAACGGGGCCTTCATTGATGGCTTACCGGAGCCCCCAAAGCTCACGGGAGGCGCTAGTGCCTAGCACAAACTTCCCCTCCCTTGACTCCCCCATCGCTAACCCGGAGTCTGGCTACGTTCAACTGATCTGGCAGCGCTTCTTCCAGGTGCTTTGGGAGCGGACGGGTGGGGCATCTGGTGGTGTGCAGATGCCTGCTGGAGCGATCTTGGCCTTTGGTGGGGCTACTGCCCCTGATGGATGGTTGGCTTGTGATGGTTCTCCTCTTTCTCGCACAGCTTATCCGAAACTCTTTGCCGCCATTGGTACTTCTTGGGGCCTTGGCGACGGTGTTAGCACATTTGCTCTACCTGACCTGCAAGGCAAGGTGGCGCTCGGGCAAGAGACCGGGAAGGCAGTAGGCACCGCAGGCGGTCGTTCGAGCGTCACCCTCTCGTTGCTGGAGATGCCGAGCCATTCACACCCGCTAGATTTGGTTGAGCATACGCATACGGTGACTGATCCGGGGCACATTCACGCGGTAACTGATCCTGGGCACAGCCACACGGTAACAGATGCAGGTCACAGCCACACCGTTACTGATACTGGACATAGCCACGGAGTCACAGACCCTGGCCATACCCACGCAGCAGAAGCAGCGGCTTCGGTGGTTACTACTGGAGCCGCTGCTGGCGGTACAACGGCTGGCTCAACTGGGTCAGCGACGACTGGAGTCACGGTAGACTCTGGCACGACTGGAGTCACAGTAGACTCAGCAGCTACTGGAGCAACGGTAGACTCAGCAGTGACAAGTCTTTCTGTGGACTCGGTTGTAACTGGCCTCACGGTGGACTTAGCTTCGGCTGGGGGCAGTGCTGGCAATGCAGGGGGTGGCCGTG